TCAGCTTGGTATATTTATTCAAAGGCGTTAGGTGCAACTAAAACAATTAGATTAAATGAAAATTTTGCTTCGGCTACAGATGATATATGGCAAGATACAGCACCATCTTCAACTGTATTTTATTTGTCACAGGACACAGCAACAAATCAGAGTAGTCAAACTTATATTGCTTACTGTTTCAGCGAAGTAGCAGGGTATAGCAAGGCTGGGTCATATACAGGCAACGGATCAACTGATGGAACCTTTGTTTTCACCGGTTTTAGGCCACGTTTTTTATTACACAAAGATAGTAATTCTACTGAACAATGGCAGATAAAAGATACAACTAGAGATATAGATAACCCTGCGACTTTAGTTTTGCATCCAAATTTAAATAATGTTGAAGCTGATAATGGGGCAAATGCTAGGGTGGATTTTCTTTCTAATGGATTTAAAATAAGGACTAGTGACGGAAGTCATAACACATCTGGAAACACTTATATTTATTTAGCATTTGCAGAATCACCTTTCAAATACTCTAGAGCGAGGTAAACTATTACTATGGCATTTAAATTAGACGGAAACCCATTAGCAGTTGATGTGGCATTTAGTCACAACAATATAAACTACCCTGCTAACTGGTTAAGACTATCAACAGCAGACGAGAAAAAAGCTCTTGGTATTACTGAGGTAGAAGATCCTGACACTTACGACTCACGTTTTTATTGGACGGATGGAACTGCAAAAGCAGTTGATGATGTAAATGCTACATATTCTGAAGATGATCCTGATGGTAATTATAAAAAAGGCGATTTAATGAAAGATGAGGACGGTAATCAAGTTGTTATTTTAGGTGTAAAATCACAATTAAAAGCAAGAGAAAAAAAAATTGCTAAAAGTTTATTAGATAATTATGATTGGCAAGTTGTAAGAAAGGCTGAGAAAGATATTGCAATGGATTCAGATGTGGTTACATATCGTGATGGAATACGCACAGCTTATACGACACGCAAAACAGAAATTGATAATTGTGCAGATACAACAGCTTTGGTTACTTTATATGCCATAACTTATGATTCAGATGGAAAATTTGTTAAATTTAATATGACACAATATCCAACAGACCCTAATTCATAATGAATTTAGAACAAAGAAAAGAACAACTAATTAAAGAAAACCAAGAAGCTATTTCTGAATATGAAAAGGCAGTTCAAGCCGCAAATATGTTTAAAGCAAAAGCGTTTTCATGCCAAGAAAGATTAAAAGAAATAGAAATGCTTATTGTTGAAAGTAAAGAAAAAACTATTTAATTTTTTCGTGCATTTGTCTTGTCATCATACCCATAGTGACGTAAAGAGGACTTAAGGCTACAATAAGAAGCAAAACGACTATGCTCATTAATGAGCAAGCTTTAATTATTTGTTCTTTAACCATGTTCCAAAAAATTTCTAATATTTTATCAATTTTATCATTTGTTCTTATAAGTACAACTTTAGGAGCATCGTACTTTGGATATAAATATATAACTTCGCCACAATTTAAAACAAAAATGATGAATGAGGTTCTTGAAAATGTCCAAAATTTAATACCTAAAATGTTAGATAATGAAATTCCAGATGTAACAGGACCATCAATTATGTTATTAAAAGAAAATAAATAATTGGAAATTCCAGAAATTGTTATTCCTGAAATACCAGTAATTCATATACCTACAACAAACCAAAGTTTAAATATAGTTTTGCCTAGAATTGATATGGCTGGCTGTATAAAGACTCATAGGGATGTCTCTGTTAAAAATACACAGATCATATTTGATGATGTAAATGGTTCTTTCTATAGCTGTCCAGCAGGGCATATAATCCCATCTTATATCCCAATAAACTATGACCCTAAAAAATTAGATTATATACAAGAAGAAACTAAACCTACAATAAATACACCTGATCCACCACCTAGAGAAAATCCAGTCATTCCACCTAATAAAGAAAATGATATTGTTTTATTAACAGATTGCCCTGACCCCAATTCCAACAGAAGAATTGGGGATTATGCTAATGATAAAAAGTTAGAGAGGATTGTTGCTTTTGAAAGAGATAGCGAGGGCATCTGCCAAACAATCTATGAACCAGTTCCTTTTCAAGAACAGTACATACCGCCAGTTAGTCTTATTATTAATACTGTTGTCATTGGTCTGGTCGCTGGTGGCTCTGCGGTTCTTGTTCCTATAATTCAAGGTTTAGCAAAAACAGCTATGAAAAAATTAGGTAAAAAATTTGTTAAAGAAACTACTCAGGATTAATTTCGTGAGCATGAGGAATTACTTGATTAGGTTTAGGTTCTAAATATATATCAGCACATAAACCATAAAAAGGACTATCTTCATGCACTCGTACACCGTTAGCTAATAAATTTCCACATTCACGAATACGAGCAATCTGCCAATCTAATCTCTTGTTTTCTAATATCTGTTGCTGTAACTGTACTTGCGTTGTAGCTGCTGTTTCACAAGTAGATTGCAATGATCTATCAAGTGGGATTGTAAAATTTAAACTAAAACCTGTATTTATTGCAAAACTATCTTTATTTGTTCCTGAATAATTTTCCTGAAAAAATAAAATATCTCCCGGATTATCTGGAACTCCATCATCATTAGCATCTGTCGGATCATAATATGGTGTCTCATAAAAATGATCAAAAGGTTTTCTATAATTAGCACCAAAAGTTATAAATGGAGAAAATGTTAGAGTTGCACCCTGACAAACAATATTATTTCCAAACTGGTTAGTAGTCATATTGCCTGTTAACGATTGGATTGCCATGTTTGTAACTGAACCATTATTAGATTGACTTACAGCATTAGCCAAAGCATTTGTAGGTGCAAATGCTATTGGGAAAAGACAGATGTAGAAGTAATTACAGATTCGCTTTCTATATTTCTTTGTATAACTGTTATATTTTGTAAGCCAGCCCCATGATATGTTTCTGTGAATTGAAAAGTATCTCCAACAATTGTATAGTTTGGTTTTTGTTCTAAATCTAAACCTGTCCATGTATATACAGTTCCGTCTATAGTTTCAGTAATATTTGTGGGAGGTGGAGTAATACTGTCACCATCCATAGAAACCCCAACACCTGTAACTGTATATTCATATCCTGTGGCATAGTCAAAACTGGTAATTGTTTCTGATATAGAAGTGGTTGTATTAGTGGTGCTTGAAACCGTTCCTGTTGTAAAAGCTGGTGTAATAGGTTGTGCATTAACTGGTATGACATAAAAAAATAACAGTAGTAAAAGTTTTTTCATTCATCAGTTAGATGTGACAGAGGTGACAAAACTACCTGTTGTAATTGAACCCGCACCGCCAGAATCTAAATCTGTAATTGTATGATCTGAACCAATAGTGACATCAAATCCTGTTCCTGAACCTGCTTCAGTTGATATAACACTACCAAAATTATTAACTTCACCTACAGCTAAATCACCACTTTGCATAGTATCTGGTTGTAATAATGATTCTGTTATAGACCAGTTTGTAGCATCTGTATTTATAGAATATTGCCCTGCATCAAAAGTTACTGCATTAGTTGTTGAGTTGACAGTAAATCCACCCAACTGATCTCCTGTATTTGAAGTTCCAACATTTGTACCTGATGCAGAATAACTACCGCCTAACCTTTCAACTTGAGACCCAGCAGCATTAACTTGAATCTGTACGCTTGTCATCATGCTAGACGTTACATCTGCATAGCTTGCAGATGGAAAGAGAAATAAAATAGGAATAAGTCTTTTCATTTGATACCTACTTTGTTGTTTTTATTATCTACTATACTGTCTTTTTTCTTTTTTATCTGAAAACCGAGTGATGCAGTCGAAGCTGAAAAAATCGAAGCTATAAATGTTGGGTCAAAATCTACTATTTTTTTGCCAGATGGCGGTTCATAATATGAGAGAGATAATAGCGTTGCCGACCAAAGAAGTACACAAACTTTGACAATGGTTTCGACTCTACTAGGTTCTTGATCTTCCATAAAAAATAAAGACTCTTGTTTAATACTAGCATTTTAGCTATGTTAGGAAAGAAAGACAAAAATCATGCTTGCAATTTTAAAACCAATAGTTTTGTTGTTTGTTAAAAGTTCGGCTTTCAAGCGCTTTATTATAGAAATTTTAGAAGTTTTAGCAAAACAAACAAACAATGAGTTAGATGATAAAGCGGTTGCTTTAATAAAATCCAAATTACTAACATGATGAATTTTTTTACTGTGTTAATAGAACCATTACCTATTGAAGTTCAATTATCAACGGAATTAAAAATTCGAGACATAGAAAACTGCCAAGACATAGAAAAACTAAAAGACTATGCCATAGCAATTACTAAACAAAATGCTAACCATGATTATATTCTTGGTGCAGCATTAGGTAAAATTGTAGAACTAGAAGAACAAATACATTTTAGACCTAGTAAGATAAGAAAATTTTTAAAGAAATTTTCTTAAAACTCATCGTTTTCAGATTCGCTTTCTTGCTTAGGTTTATAATCAGAAATAACCATTTTCATGTATTGATTTCCGCTACCTGATTTAGCCGGAATCATATTTGCTCTAACTTTGATACAATCTTTACCTCCGTAACCTGATACTTTATTCTTTTCGTCTACTGCAAAGTCGTAAAGTTTAAAGATTTCATCAATTGGGATTTCTGAAACTGCCCAATATTTGTGATTTGCTCCGTCAGGCTGACAGTTAAACCACAGCGAAAATTTGTTAGTTTGTGTTTGTGCCATTGATTTCTGGGTGTGAATTAAGTAGTTGAATGATTGCTGAATTTTTATTCAGATTATTTTCTTTGCAGTATTTCCAAAATTTACTGTAAAGGTTGGGTTGAAGCTTTGCAGTTATGACATAAGCATTATAAGCAGACTTCATACCATAAACTTTCTGATATATGCTTCATGTTCTTTAAATTCAATATCAGTTGCAAGAACTTTATCCTTTGACGGAAAATATGTCTTTTTAAAGTTTTTCATAATGTCCGCTTTGTCAGGTCTTGAATTTAATTCAGCACGAAGTAAGTCAAATTCATCTTGTGAAAGTTTTGTTTTACCTTCTGGGGCAAGAGTTGGTGTAACCTTTGAACCCGAGTTCAAGGAGGAGTTAGTGCTTTTTGGTTTTTTTGATTTACCAGTATTATCGGCATCAGCACATTTCTGACTAAAAGCATCTGCTTCATCGTCAGCTTGTCCTAATCCATATGCAGCTAACAATAAATATCTTCTTGCATATGTAATAGCACTACCCATTTTATGGTAGATGTTTTGACCTCTTTGATTTTCTGTAATTATTGGAAGTCTTGAATCAATGAACTCGCCAGATTCGTGCATTAATCGACAGACCATCCAAATAATTGGTTGATCTTTTGCATCTGTTGAACTTTGAATAATAAAAGTATGCGAAATGCCATGTTCCGTTGCAGGTGATACAGCTTGTTCTGCTTCAGCTAATGAAACATACGAGCCAAAGTTACCTGCGGCATCTCGGACTGCATTTGCGTAGACCTTTTGAAATTGTGCAAGAGCTTTAGCAAGTTTTGGTGTTGATTTTTTGATTGGTTCAGATTCAACAAGTTTCCAAGTTTGCTCTTCATTTTGTTCAGACATAAAAAATAAATATCGGCAATTATAATATACCAATAAAACCTGTTAGTAACAACCTTTATTGATATATTATTTTGGTTTGTAAACATAGCCATTAGGAAACCTCTGTTGAAATTCCCATGCTGTGGCAATCATATAATCTAAATCATAATGATCAAATCTTAAATCCATTGTTTCTCTTGCTTTTTGTACGTCAGCAACAGCAATTGCACAGTCTCCAAATCTGCGTGGAGCAAATTCATAAGGTATTTTTTTACCAGTAACTTCTTGAAATCTGTCAACAATTTCAAGAACACTATGTCCGTAACCTGTACCTAAATTGTAAACACTACATTCTGGTTGCAAATATTCAAGTGCAGCAACATGACCATAAGCAAGATCTTCAATATGAATATAATCTCTTATTCCTGTGCCGTCGTGTGTTTCAAAATCATTTCCAAATATTTTTAATTTATCAAGTTTTCCTATAGCAACTTGCGTTATATATGGCAAAAGATTATCTGGTATTTTCTTAGGACTATCGCCAAGATTTATGGTTGCACCAATAGGATTAAAGTATCTAAGTAAATTAATTTGCATAGTTTGATCTGTTCTATACCAATCTTGTAAAATATTTTCTACAATTAATTTTGTTTTTCCGTAAGTACTTATGGGCTGTGTTCTGTGAGTTTCAGGTATAGGGTATTCCAATGGATTTCCATAAACAGCACATGAACTAGAAAAAATTAGTTTTTTACAACCAACTTTTTTCATTGCATTAAACAAGATTATTGAGCAAGCAACATTATTAAAGTAATACCATAAGGGAATTTCTTCTGATTCAGGCACACACTTCCAACCTGCTAAATGAATAACAGCGTTAATATTATATTTTTCTAATACCTCTACAACTTTAGGTAGATTAATAAGATTCTCATCAATAACAGTTACTTTACCTATAAGTCTTTCAAGCTCATGGACTGCAAACATAGTTGAATTAGCAAAATTATCAAGAATAATTGGTTTGTGTGCTTTTTTATAAAGTTCCGCACAAATATTTAGTCCTATGTAACCTGCACCGCCAGTAACTAATACATTCATAACTTAGTAATCCTAATCCAAGCACCTTGATGGGTGGTTTGTGATTCTTTTTTTATGTAAGTTTTACTTGCCTTAAGTTTTACAACCAAAGAATCATCTTCAAGAAGCATACCTCCACTTGGTACAGACAATCCATCAAGAGTAGATCTGCAAAGCTTGTCTATATCTCCGATAATTTTGCTTGAAGGAAATCTCGGTGCAGAAGATTTGACAAGATCTTTATTTTTACCAGTACCAAAATGTGCTTTTGGCCTATGAAATTGAAATCTTATATCTACTCTTACAGGGCAAGTTATTATCTTGCCCTCGTTTATTATTTGCTCAATACAGGCAGAAACTATTTGATTTCGCCACGGAGCTACAAATTGACTAGCTTCTCTCATTCCGTAGCGTGTTCTAATTTTGCTACCTTGTGCTGCAGGTTTACCAACTACTTTTATCAATAAATAACCCTTATCTTCTAGCTTCATCTAGTCGTATCACCTTTTTTTTCTTTTGTAAGTAAGTATTCTTGCAGTTTTCTATTATTTATTAATTTTGGATTAGTCCAATTAACGTCATTTTTATCTGCTCGTGGTAACTTGGTTATACTTTTATCTTTATTATTCTGTTGTGCTAGGTATCTTAGTCTATCTTTACAAAGAGCATAAACAAATTTCTGCCTTTTAGTGAAAGGAATACTTATATCTTGTTGTTTAAGTCTTAATAAAAACAAGCGACATTTAGAATCGCTTGATGTATTAATTCTGTGAATCCACTTTCTTTTGAATTCTGAGTTCATTCTTTTAACTCATCACAAGCTAATTCTACCCCTGCATGGCAATCGGCAATAGTCATTTTTGTAAGAGAAGAATTTAATGTCACAAATAATGCCAATGGAAAGATGACATATTGAAGAAGATAATAAGTTTTATTCATAACCAACCTCTCTTGATTTGATATTTTTTGTGAGCACCGAACACCCTGCGGTGTAAAGATAAAGTGTTTCTGTGTGTCCCACATTCGTTGAAATCGCCACGAGCAAAAGCGTGTTGGTAGTTTTGATCAGCTTCTGCGATGTCAGCTTTTATTGCTTCGAGTTTGTCAAGAAGTTCAGATTTGTTTGAGTAATGAAGTTTCATCATTTTGCTGGTAGTAAATTAATTGTAATACAAATAAGGTCAATTGTCAAATAAAAAGATTAGAGGTTATTTAGCCTCTAATCGTTGGATTTTTGCACGAAGTACACGGACAGTTGTTTCATCGTAGAAGCCTTTAGATTCGATAGCCTCTCTTGGGCTTGTTTCATCAGCAGCTTGTAAGTATTCCTCAACAGTGAAGTTTTTAACAAGAAAGTTAGCCCAAGTTCTCCAATTTTTCTTACCATACTTAAAGCGAGCGATAAATACTTGGTCGTTTAAGTTGTTTCCGTACATTAAGTAGCCTCCGTGATAGCTAAATAAATCTTTGTGAAAGATGAAAGTTGGAGCCTGTTTTTCGAAAGTTGTTTGAGTCATTTGTGCCTCGGTTGTTTGGTTATATTATTATTATACCAACAATTGTATTACAATTAAACCCTATTTACAAAACTGTAACAATTGTAATACCATTAAAAAAAGAGGCAAGTGCCGAGAAACTTGCCCCTTTCCGTGTGACGACAGAATCCCCAAGATTCTGTAGAGGTAAGGGTAACCACTCCCTTAATTCTATTATAATTGGTTTAATCGTGAAAACCAGTAATAAATGGACCTTCAAGAGTTTTTAATTCAGATTCTTGATTTTCTAATTCTGCAACAGTAAAAGGATCTAAAAATTTTTCAATAATGGTAATTTGTTTTTGTAGGTGTTCTAAATCCTTTTTTAATGGATCTTCAGTTTGATCATCAAGAAGTGTAGCTATTGAAATACTTGCTTCTCTTAATGCTTTAAGTACTTCAGACATTAATGAACCTCAAAATTTGAAGCTTTTTTAATTTGTTCTTTCTGTTGATCTTGTTCTAGAACAAATTGTTTCATTCGAGCTTGTCTGCCGAATTTGTCTAATGGGCTATAACCTTTGCCGTTAAGCCATTCTGCGTAGCGTTTCATTTGAGCCATAATAAAAGTGGTAGCCAATTAATCATACAAAAATTTCTCGTTTTGTAAACCATACTTCCTCATAAGTGCTTCAATAACATCTGCAGGCAAAAATTCTTGCAAGCATGGGTCAGACCAACCTAAAGGAGGCAACAAAACCATTTGGCTGTGCATATTCTCGTTTTTTCGCTGCCAATTAATCTCCCACAAAATACCACCACCTAGCAAAATCTCTGTATTAGGGCTTGCGAAAACTTGCATGGGTTTATTTTTACTATATCAATTAAAATTCTTCTTGCATCATTTTCCAAAAATCCAACTTGCTATGCCAAGCCTCAAGACAAGTGCTGACGTCTTGGTATTCTCCTACAACAGTTTTTTCTGGTCTACACCAAATGGTTCTACATTCATCAATCCAAACACCCATTTCAATTAACATAGAAGCGTAAGCACCAAGTTGTTCATCCGTATTGTAAGCGTTAGCATTTTTGTTACTTTGTGTTTTAAGATCAACCAAAACATATTTATTAGTTCTTTGGTCATATCCAAAGGCATCAAAAGTACCAGCAATACCATTTTTTCTATCACATACAGTAAATTCTGTAGCAATAGGTTTAAAGTCTTGCGTTACATATTGATGATCTAATAAAGGTTCAATCCAATTCCTATATTTTTCCCATTTTTTAATTTCATCTTCTCCGTATTCTTCGTGCTTTAACCAATGTTCAAAAGCCGAATGAACAGTAGTACCACGAGGTGCCCAGTATTTCTTTGTTCTTTCAATAGCGAGTTTCTTTTTTTCATCCATATTGAAACCAGTAATACCAGTTACAGAATGGGTGAATATTTCGCCAGTAGGTTCCCATTTATATCTATGGGCTTCTTTATCAAAAATGATAGGTAGTGGTTTTAATTCTTGTAAGTCAGTTTTCATTTTAATTGGTAGGTTTTAAGTTAATTTGCCAACGATAATGTTGAGCCGTCAAATGAGGAGATCCCATTCGGGCAATAGTTATATCTGATGGGTTAGAGCTATCAGCAATAACCCATCCATTTTGCCATTCTCCATCATCTTTTAATCTTTGCACTTTTATCCCATGCGTGGGGGTAGATAAATCGGGGGTTTTATGTGTTTTAAGGGTTTTAGTCTCATTAAAGTCATTAAAGTCATTAAAACCCCTGCTTAGTTCAGTCCCACGAGTAGGTCGAAATAGTGCAATTGGTCTACCTTTGCTGTTTTGATTTTTAACACCTTCTTGTTTTATAAGACCTTTTCGTTCTAATGCTTTTAATGTTCTTAATGCTTTATTAGAAGTAATGTTGAGTTGGTTGGAAATATCAAGCGTGCTTGTATATTTATCAGATTCAGCATTATTTATTATCAGATCATATACGTCACCTTGTCGCCCCTGAAGATTCTCTTCAACCTCAGCCATTCTTTCGGCTTGTATTGCAGAATCACCGTCTCCATGACTTATCCATTTATTGTCAGTAAGTTCTACAACAATTGAAGAACTTGCACCTCTACCCATACAGGAAACAGCAATTCTTTTATCTGATTGGGTACTTTGTTCTGCATTTTGTTTTAACCAATTCATTAAAATAGTTTGGTCAAAAGCTGCAGGTATTGCAGCACTACCACTTGAAGCCATAACTGCATTGCCACCAAATACAGATTTTGTAGTGTGGTGCAGCATTACGCCAGTAACACCATAATCTTCGGTTGCATCTTGTAGTTTTCTTATCGGTGCGGAAATTTCAGTTTTATTCTCATCAAGACCCATTTGAGCAGTAACCGATCTAAGGGTATCTACAAGCAATAAACTGTTTGGTCTTTTTTTGCATACAGATATTATTTTATCTATGCCCTCGTCATTTAACTGTATTCCAGAACCCTGTGACCATAAAGCTATACGTTTATCAATTTTTATTTTATTTTCTTCAGTTTTGTGACATAAACCTTCTCTTAAAAATAATTTAGCCCATTGTTTATTGCTTTGGTCATTTCCTACTATTATCAAATTATCAAATCTGTTTTTAATTGGTAAACCTAAAAATTCATTTTCTCCATTTAAAACTGCACCACAAACGCCAATAATAAGTGCAGATTTACCAACCTTTGGTAATGCAGAAATTAGATTCCAACTTTGGTACATTAATATCTCACCCCAAACCATTGCATCTTCGGTTATGTCAATTTCAAGATCTGAGGTAACAGGTTCGCTGATACCTAGTTTTGTACCCTGTGCTTTACAAATTATTCTGAAAGCAAAAGAAGAACTGATTGAATAATTAAGGTCTCTTTGTGTCCATAGTTTCAGAAGTTCAATCTGTCGAGTTATATCCTTTTCTGTTTTTATAACTTTGTCTGCGTATTGGTCTATAAGTTGTAGTTTTTGCAGATCTTCCCTGAGTATTAAGTCCTCGGGATTTACGGATTCGTTGAAGTCGGTTGGTGTAGAACTCATGTTCGGCTTTGTCTGGGTTGTATTGTTCATCTGAGGTATATACCCCAAGATTTTTTAGCTCCTCAAATGCTGCAGTTTGGCTATTATTACGAGGCTGTAATTCTTTTTCAAATTCATCTAACGCTATATCACTACGTTCTTTTTGCATTTTCGAATAAAATCCAAATGCAGCAAGTTCCCAGTTGAAATCAGCAGGTGGTAATGAATATGGTACAGATTTTAATCGTCTGTAACATTCTAATTCAACATCAAAGTCTGGTACAAAATCATTCTGAGGGTTCAACATAGCCTTTGGTTTTTAAGGTTTCTTCGATAATCTCATAAACAACTGTACTAATTGACTTTGATTCAGAATCAGCAAATTTAGTAAGTGCCGTGTTAATTTGAGGAGTAAGTTTGGCCTGTATGACGGAAGTTCGTAATACAGAACCTTTTGGTCTGTTAGCCATAATAAAAGCAGGTTATATAATCATAATACAATAAAATTAATTGTAAACCAATTAAAAGTGTTAAAATCAAATAATACTGAAATGAAAACCTTGTTAAATTAAGGGTTGACAGTTTTCAAAGACCTCTTTTTTTATATAAATTGATGGTCTGTTATTCCAACACTTAGTTTCATATTTCAAGTAGTTATATTTTTTCAAAGTTTGCCCAAACAATCGACTTATTTCTTTGGGTGTAAACATATTGCTTTGATCTCGGTATTGATCAAAATGCCCAGTACTGTCTGCATTAAAAGCGTTAGCACAAATAAGAATGGTTGGATTTGATATTTCTAACACCTCTTTCAAGTGTTCTACAGGTCTTTCAAAATGCTCAAAGTACTCACTAGCAAAAGCAATTTCTATACATTCTTTTTCAGTCTCACGTAAAGAATCAATTAGACTGTAAGAATAGGCTTTACTCAATGTCTCATTTAAAGTCCATTGGTAAGAATTTTTTACGTTTGTAGCAATAACTTTGTTGGGTAGTTTTTGTGTAAAAGCTACACTTGAAAACCCAATTCCGTTACCAAGATCCAAGACACTACCTTGACCTATATATTTTTTAAGATTAGGTACAAGTTTGGTGTTAAATATGTCTTTGATATATTTTTTGGCATAATAATCAAAGCAAACCCAAACTTCAGACAAGTAAATTTTTTCTGAATAAACTTCATAGTCTGCATAACCTAGATTTCTAAGTTGGTGGTACCATCTTTTTTCTAAATCAAGTAGTTTCTGATGAGCTTTGTGGCCTTTTTTGGTGTTTTCTTTTATGCAATACAAAGTTTCTAGTGCAACTTGACCTATACTTTCTGAGTCTGTGATGTTACAGAAGTCTAGTAAATAACAAAAGTAACCAAGACTTGACCGACTTTTTAAAGCGGCCAAGTCCTGTACTGTTTTCAATTCCCCTGAAGTCATGCTGTTGTTACAAGCATTTCAGATTCAAGGAAGTCAATAAAGCGTTTATTCATGTAAGCCCTAGATCCGTCAATTTGTGATTTAAAGGTTTTTTCATCCTTCACATCGTCAGCTTGGGTGCGATTATGTGAAGTGTACTGTGTCATTGCAGAAACAAGACCCCAGACATTACCCTGCCTTGAAGTTAAATTACCGCCAATCAAACCGCCATCAAGTATATTGTGAACAGTTTTAGTACGAAGTTGCTCTAGCTTTTCATCATCAAAGAATTTTTGAACAGCATCCTTAGCTCTTTTTAGTTTGATTTCTGTGTTGATAAACTTGTCTTTCATGTCAGAATAAGCCTGTGATTCTCTGACCGCAGATTCAAGAACAGGTGCTACATCATCAAAAGTCATTTCCCTAAGATGGTTAAAAGCATTGTGCCTTTCTTTGATTTGTCTAGTCATTCCGTTGGTACAGATTAATTCATTAAAAAGTACCATCACCTTAGGTGCTCTTGATTCTCCGTAGTAGTCAGTTACAACCAACCAACTGTCAGTTTTGTCGCCTACCTTGTCGAAGTTGTTGTTTTGTATTTGGGTAAGTTTTGATGCCATGTAGAAAGTTTTACCTGCATCAAATGAACCGACAAGATCAAGGGATAATTCTTTGTTGCTTGCATCACAGAAATTACGGAAGTAATCAACAAAGACCTCAGGTTGAATACATTTTCTTCTTGAACCGAAGGTACCAAGAAGTCCGTCATTATCAGATCTGTGCCAATGTTGAACCTCATTAAATGTTTTGCCTTTGTATTCATGTGGGACTCTAGTTACATCAAAGTTGCAACCGATAGATTTTAGAATGTCCTCGTTAGACATGAATGAGTGAACCTCTGCCGCAGTACCTCTGAAAAGTTTTTGGTCAGATTTAGTTAGTTTTGAAGTAGTCATCTTCGTTGGTAGTTAATTACATTTTAATTGTAATACAATTATTAGACTTTGTCACTATTTCAAGTAACACTCAGTAACATTAAAGACCTCTTCTCCTGATCTCCGTTCTACTCATCACATTTTCCTGTTTCTTGGTTTTTGCTCCATAGTTTCTTTTAGGACCACCTTTCTCGTGGTATCTCATTGCAGATGCAATTCTACATCTGTCAATTGCTTTAGCCCTTAGTTCATCGGGATCTGCAGAGGGTGTAATTATTTCAGCCCAATCTATAGGTTCATCCATATCTTGTTCAAGCCTTATGCTTAGTCTGTCAATTTCTACCTTTGTAAGGTTAATGTATATGCGGGATAGGGTTGATTCTGAAGTCATGTCTGATATAATAAATATGAGTTAGTGGTCAAACTACTCTTGTTTGTTAGTTACTAAAGAAAAAGAGAAGGGTGGTAGCTTCTCTTTTTTTTGTATATTTGTAGGCGGTAAGGCGGTGGCGTGTTGCATTACTTACGCTTTAATGATAACAATAAAACCTAGTCAACCTACATATTATTGCCATTCTAATTTTTCAAGTTTTCTGTATCTCTGCCAATATAATTTCTTTTCAAAATCAACGTCAGCAGCAGTAATTCCTAAATGATAAGGTGGGTTTTGTAGCCAAAGTTTTTGTTTACGAAGCCATCTGCGAAGATCATTACGTTCTTTGCAGATTTTCATGTCAGTTTTAGTTAAGGTCATTTGGTTTCCTTTGTTCATATTATTATTATACCATCAATTATAATACAATTAATGGTAGTTAATATAACTGTAACAATTGTAATATAATTATTTAATCTTGTATTTTATACTTTCTACTGGATATCCTATAAATTTTTCAATTTTATTTTTAAGATCTCTTTCGTCTTTTGCTCTCCACCTTCTTAAACATTTTCTGTGCAGTTCATATTCTTCTTGTCTAGTAAACTGTAATTCTGGTTCTCCATCTCCTACTTCACTTAAATACAAGTCTAAGTCGTAAACGTGATAGCTAATCATTTTGATCTCCTACACATTCATCTTCTTCTACTACAAATCTTACATAACTTAAACCTTCTGTTTGTTGTACAAATTCAGCATTAAGATCATAGCGCTTGCACAACTTGGTTATTAAGTTTTCAAGTTCACTTCTCCTCATTTTTCTTCTCCAAGATAAGGTTGAAAATTGCATTTATTGCTTCTCCTTTTGTAGGAAAAGTATGTCTTGTTCTGTAATAAGCTGGACATCCGAATGGGTCGTAAATGTCAAACCCAGTACTAAATATTGAGTCGTTAATTGAATAACCATTAAGTTTTTGCCACATTTATCTGTCCTCCATGTATTCATCATTAACAGCGTTTAATCTCTCGATAGCATCAGCAGTTGTGCCTTGCATTTCAACAAGATTAGTTAAACATTCAGTTAAAGCATCCTCTGCTGCCCATCCGTGCATTTCGCAGTAGGTGTTAACAAGCTTTTGGATTTGCTTTTTGTTTTCTTCACGTTCCTTGTCAAGTTCAATTTGGTGAAGATCATCTTGTGTTAGATGAGTGGTAGTGGTCATAGTACCTCCTTTGGTTATATTACTATTATACCTCAATTGTATTACAATTACAACTCTTTGTAACTTATCTGTAACAATTGTATTATAATTAAAATGTTTCAGTTTGTTTACAATTGTATTACAATTAAATTAATTGTATTATAATTAAATTGACGGGTAAAACCGTTGGAAACTTGAAAATTTTATTTATTATGACTAAGCCGAGAAACTTAGACGAAGCTACTAAACTAGCTATCATTTACACTAGCGGTGGCGGTTCATCATGGGCTCAAGGTTCAGATGAAGATAATCATGTTCTGGCACTAAAGGCCGGTAAGCATTTCAAACAAGATTGGAAGCACATGTTTAAATTCAAAAAATCTGGCGAACAAAAGCTGTGTGTTCATCTTTATGACATATCAAAAGCCGAAGGTTGGTCTGCTGATTATTCTGGCAATGTAACTTGCCTTGAATCCAAAAAGGAATGCCCATATATTGAAAAAATATATGTAGTGGTTTGATGCAAACTGCCTCCTTCGGGAGGCTTTTATTTGTCAACCAATTAATTTAGTACTATGCTTGTGGTATTACATTTAACAGCATGGTGGCAATTAAAAGTACTGAACTACCGATAAACGAACTAACGGAATATGAGAAAAACAGTAGAACCCATAGTGATGACCAGATTAAAGCTCTTGCAGAAGCCATAAAAAGATTTGGTTTTACTCAACCAATTATTTGTGACGAGTCAAAAGTCATACTTGCAGGTCATGGCAGATATATGGCTGCAAGGCAATTAGGATTAAAGGTCGTTCCATGTAGAGTAGTAACATCCTTAACAGACCAAGAAAAGAAAGCATACATTATTGCTGATAATAAAATTGCAGAGATAAGCGAATGGCACGAAGGACATTTACTTGAGGAACTTAATGACCTCCAAGACTTCGATGCTGACGAAAGTTTGGCAGCATTATTTGATCTAAACACGTTTGTAAAGACAAAAGCACAGCAAATATCAATAGATAAAATAAAACCACATCCAAGAAACTATAAAATACACCCACCTGAACAACTAGAACATTTACAGCAATCAATCAAGGAAAATGGTATTTACAGGAATATACTTGTTGCCAATGATTTAACTATTCTTGCTGGTCATGGCATAGTCGAAGCCGCAAAGTTACTTGGGTTGACTTCTGTACCTATTTTGAGACTTGATCTCCCACCAAACTCCACCAAATCCATCAAAATTCTCACAGCCGATAATGAAGTGACACATTTAGCAGAGACTAATATGCGAGAAATGAGTGAATTGTTGAAAGAATTGCTTGTTGAAGATGATTTGCTAGGAACTGGTTATGACAAAGACAAGATTGAAAACTTGCTGATGGTTTCTAGGTCAAAAGATGAAGTGAAAAAGCTAGATGATGAAGATTGGGGTAACTATATGGACTTTCAAGCTGTAAAACCTAATCCAAAACTGATAATTAACTTTGAAAACGAAAAAGATAGAGAAGATTTTGGTAAATTTATTGGTGCAGAACTAACAGACAAGACAAAATATATATGGTGGCCATTTAAAGAAAAGAAAAAATTTGCTCACCTTAACTACGTTGCAGAGGATTCTAATGAGTGACTCATTCTTTGATATTAAAAACATTGAAGCTCTTTATAAAAGACCACCAGAAACTGACCCTATAGCTTGGGATGATTATATAAACAATCAAAAAGATGCAGAAACTTTTACTAGCGTTCCTGATGCACCAATACAGATAGATTTTGAATTAAATGGTAGTTGCAATATGGCTTGTCCATTTTGTATTCATGGGATAGGTGGCGGTAGAACTGCTGAAAACATTGCATTAGATACATATAAGAAACTCATTGATGAAGCTGCAGAAATGGGTACTAAATCGATCAAATTAAATTATATAAATGAACCATTACTAAGAAAAGACCTTGAGGAAGCAATAGCTTACGCAAGATCAAAAGGAATTATAAATATTTACTTTGTTACCAATGGTTCATTGTTAACCGAAAAAAGAATAGATGCTTTATTGCAAAGCGGTGTAACAAAAGTCTTTATCAGTATTGATGCAGCAACTGAAGAAACTTACAACAAGCAAAGAAAGAATGGTCTATACAAAAAAGTGGTTGAGAATGTGAAGAGGCTTGTAGAAAAGCGAGATCAGTTAGGAATGGAGTTTCCAAAGATAAGAGTTAGTTTTTTAAAAAATAAAATTAACGAACATGAAGCCGAACTGTTTGAACAGCAATGGATAGGCATAGTTGACGTAATAACATTTCAGACAATGAACAAAGTGCCGGGCATAGTAACTGGGTTAACTTTATTTGAAAACGAAAAGCCAAAGCCTTGTAGTTTTCCAAACAAGCAATTAGTTGTAGATAGTTCTGGCGATATACTACCCTGCTGTAAATTATGGGGCAAAGAGCTTTCTATTGGTAATATTGCAGACATGACATTAAAAGAAGCATGGAAAAGTGGAAAAATGGAACAACTTAGGAAAGCCCACGCTGATAATAATTGGGAAATGATTTCAGCTTGCAGAAATTGTTTATACAATAATGAATAAAATTCTACCTAAATATCCAATATTTATACCAAGTCACAAAAGATCTGATGTTTGTCTGACTCCTAGATTATTTATGGAACATGGAGTTCCATTTAAACTTGTAGTCGATGAGACTGAGTATGAGAAGTATGAGAAGATATTCGGAACTGAAAGAATGTTACTTCTACCCTTTCTTAATGATGGAACATCTGCGCCACCTCGTTCTTGGATAACTGATTATAGTCGCAAGCAAGGAGATCATAGACATTGGCAGATAGATGACAATATAAGATGGTTTTGTCATTTTAATGGCAGAACCAGAATACAGATACAACCAAATTTAGGTTTACGTCTTTGCGAAGAATTTTGTGACCAATGGAATAATGTTGGTATTTATGGTCCATATTATTCTTTCTTGTCAAATGCAAGAATAACCCCTGTACCTTTCAGAAAAAATGTACATGTTTATTCGTGTATGTGTGTACTGAACAGTTTGCCTTTTAATTGGAGAGGCCCTTGGAATGAAGATGTAGATTTATGTCTGCAAACTCTTGCTCATAAATATTGCACTATTGGTACGACCTTTATAACTCAAGAAAAAATGAAAACTATGTCTATGAAAGGTGGTAATAGTACTGCTTATCAAAATCTAGATATAAGAGCATTTGGTTCTAGAGCATTACAACGCAGATGGCCTGACGTTGTAGAGCTTAAAAACAAATATGGCAGACCACACTTTCATATAAAAAACAACTGGCGTATGTTTAAAGATATACCATTAATTAAAGATCCTAATTACAAGCCAAAATCTTTTAGCATACAATTACAAGAAAAGTAATATGAAAAGATCTACTAAAAAAGAATTTGATGCAAGAGTCCGTAAAGTAGCAGGCTTAAAAGCACGAAATGCTAGTCGGTCTGAAATTGTGGCATATGGCACAAGGGAATGGGGGGTGAACAAAAGACAAGTTGATGTTTACTTGGCTGAGGCAAATAAACTCATATCAATTGATTGGGAGATAGATAGAAGGCAATTTTCTGCAGATCTTTTATCACAATTAAGCACATTGGCACAAGACGCAAGAAGAAATGGTCAACCTCATGTAGCTTTGGGTTGTATAAATACTATGGCAAAGATAAGTGGTGTAGTTAAATGAGCATCTTAGATATTCAAGAAGGGGAAATACTTGAAAGCGTTAGTTCATCAAATATTGACTGTGATGCAATACTAGAACAAATAAAAAGTGACTTACATCCCGGACAATTAGATTTTGTTAATGACCAAAATACTGAAATAATTGGATTATCAGCAGGTTATGGTGCAGGTAAAACTCGAAGTCTTTGTGCAAAAGCTGTACAGTTAGCTATAAGTAATCAAGGTTTCACAGGTGCAGTAATGGAACCGACTGCACCACTTATAAGAGATATTTGGCAGAATGATTTTGAAACATTTCTAGAAAATTATGGGATTCCTTATACAACAAGGCAATCTCCATTGCCTGAGTATTCTTTGCATTTACCAGATGGGGAGGCAAAGATATTATGTAGGTCGTTTGAGAATTGGTCAAGAATTATAGGTCTAAACTTAGCATGGGTTCTTGCAGATGAGATTGATACAGTAGCACCAAGCATTGCAGATCGTGCTTTTCCTCGTATTCTTGCAAGACTTCGAAGTGGGAATCAAAGACAGTTCGGTGTAGCGTCTACACCTGAAGGTTTTAGGTGGATGTGGAATACTTTTGGTAGTAATGAAGCTAAGAAAAAGACTGATAGACGATTAATAAAAATGAGAACTTACGATAATCCACATTTACCTGCTGACTTTATTACAAGACTTGAAGAGAATTATGAGTCTGGGTTACTTCAAGCCTATTTGAATGGAGAGTTCTGTAATATAACAACAGGGGTAGTCTACAGTCGCTTCGATAGATCTACTCATGTCATTGAAGAAAAGCCAAATATAGAAAACGAACCACTTAGAATTGGTATCGACTTTAATATCGGGAATACTAATGCTGTAGTTGGTCTTGCTGTAGGTGATTCAATGACTATCTTTGATGAAATTAATGCTAGTTATGACACTGACACTTTGGCGAAAGAAATTAAGAACAGATATCCATTTAACAAAATTTATATCTACCCTGACGCTTCAGGCGGTAATAGAAGCACAAATGCTACAAAAACCGACATCCAAATACTTGAAAGCTACGGATTTGTTAATCAATCCGCAGCATCAAATCCACCGATAAGAGATAGAGTTAATTCTGTTCAGCGATTATTTCAAGATGGTAGAGGTAACATTAGATTAAAAATTCACAGTTCTGCAAAAAAATTAATCGAGTGTATAGAACTTCAAAGTTATACTGAAAAAGGAGACCCTGACAAAGAAGCTGGTTACGACCATATGGTAGATGCACTTGGTTACATTTGTTGGAGGTTGTTTAACCCATTACATATGGGTGCTGGTCGCAAAACTGGTGTTAGGCTTTATTAAAGAAAGCTATTACACTGTAATTAATTAAGGAGTTTAAAAGTGTACTCAGGTTATAACTATTACGACAGAGAGACAAACTCACAAGGGAAAGAAATAAATGACCCTAATTCTATTTGGTTTCAGCAAGAACCTCATTGGATGCTTATAGAAGATTTATTAGGCGG